CAATTCCTCCACGACCTTATTATAATCCTGATAAAGGAATAATGGTAAACCCTCCTACAGGAAATAAAAAACATTATGGCCCTGATAAAGAACTAGGTCCGTTATTTAAATCTATTATGGATAGACGATATGCTGCAGCTGGAGATACAGGTGTTCTATTTCCAAATATAACTACGGCTCAAATTTCTGATGCTTTAAAAAATATAGTTTTTAAAAACATACGACCTGAAATATTAGATCAGCTTAATAGAATACCAGACGGATACACAGATTCACGTAGAATTGTAGCATCTGTTATTGCTAATCGTATGGGTAATCCTGAAGCAGCAAGACAAATTATTGGTCATACAGATGATGTCATGGATGACATGAATAAAGTTATGACAACATTCTATGCTGATGTTGTAGATGAAGCTGGAATGGCTACAAGAAAAGATATTTATTTTGGCTTTGAAGGTTTAATGGCTAAAAGCATTGGTCAAACATCTTTTCAAGGTTTAGCAACAGAGTTAGGTTTACAAATTCCTGATGCAACAGAAGATATTGTTTACCCTGATTTTAAAAAGGGTGATGCAACTATTGGAGTAAACCAACAAAAGAAAAAATTATCAGCTAAAGAACAAAAAGTACAAGAGCAAATAAATCTTGCAACGATGCAAGACACTCTTCGTGGAAAAGAAGTATCTGCCGCTAAAAAAACTAAAGAAAAAATAGAACTATATAAAGATATATCTGAAGAGGACATTGTAAAAACTGGCGAAAAAGAAGCTTTACTTGAACAAACTAAAACAGATACGAAAACTAAATTAAGACAAGAACAACGCACAAAAACTCAAAAAGCAAATCAAAAACTAGCTGTAGATGAAGCAAAAAAAGGT